TCAAGGCATTCGGATGATTATGGCGTTCTTGCTCGTTGTTGTGGTCGATAACGCGCCAATCGAAGAGCGGTTTTTCTTTCGCACGATTGATCGCTGTAACTTTTTTGCACACATGATTGAATCTGGTCAGTACAAAATGGTGCAAAACAATCGAATATCCTCACAGCAAAACGTGACGGCGTACTGTGTGCCTAAATACGCAAACCCTAATGCGAAGTTCTGGGACTGATATGGCAGCAAAAAAGTTAGAGTCAAACAGCGAGTACGCTAGCTACGATACAGATGGTGATGGTGTGGTCACAGATGACGAACTAGAGACAAGTCAGCAACTGCAAGAGCTTCGGCTTCAGCAAGACAAGGCAAACGCGCAGCGAGGTATGGCTTGGTTTGCATTGTGGGGAATGCTGCTGTATCCGACACTGATCGTAGTTTGCACGTTTGTCGGTTTAGATCATGCCGCCGCTATCTTAGGAGATATAGCTTCTGTGTATTTTGTAGCGATTGCAGGTTTAGTGGCGGCGTTCTTCGGCGCTAGTGCATGGGTAACAAGAGGGAATGGGAAATGAGTTTAGTCGGACAGCTAATTGGGCCAGTCACAGGTTTGCTGGATAAGTTCATAGAGGACAAAGATCAGAAGAACGCTTTGGCACATGAAATCGCAACGATGTCAGAGCGCCACGCGCAGGAAGCTCTCAAAGGCCAGCTTGAAATCAACAAGATGGAAGCTGCACATAAGTCGTTATTTGTAGCGGGGTGGCGACCTGCCATCGGTTGGATCTGTGCGGTAGGACTGCTGTACAACACGATTGTGGCTAACGTATTAGGGATATGGATGGAGGTGCCTGAAGTAGATACCACGCTTCTTGTGCCTGTTATGATGGGAATGTTAGGTCTCGGAGCAATGAGAAGCTACGAGAAGGTCAACCAAGTAGCACGGGAAAAGTAGATGGTGACGTTCATGGGCCAGTTAGTAGATACATTGAAGCGGCACGAAGGTGTAAAGGCTTTTGCATACCAATGTACAGCCGACAAGACCACCATAGGTGTCGGGCGCTGCATTGACGAAGATGGTGGTATCGGTTTGTCTGACGATGAGATCGAATATCTGCTGTCAAACGATATAAAGCGTTGCGATGAAGAGCTAGCCGCTGCCTATGACTGGTATGAAGGTCTTACTCAACCCAGACGAGATGCCATGATAAACCTGTGCTTCAACCTTGGTCTGACCAGATTGCGTGGGTTTGTCAAAGCCCTAGAAGCCATGTCTCGTGAACAGTACGATATAGCTGCTGATGAGTTTATGGATAGCAGGTGGGCAAGTCAGGTAGGTGATCGTGCAGTGGAAGTCACTGAGCTTATACGCACAGGTGAGTATAGATAATGGCTTTGCGTAAGCTGGTTCTACGTCCCGGTGTAAACAAAGAAGTTACACGTTATGTAGATGAAGAAGGCTGGGCAGACTGCGATAAAATACGGTTTCGTGCAGGCTATCCTGAAAAAATAGGTGGGTGGCAGCGTATATCTTCTAATACGTTCTTAGGTGTTGCGCGTGCACTGTTTAATTGGGTGACCTTGGAAGGGCAAAAGCTGCTCGGCGTAGGCACAAACCTTAAAATGTATATAGAAAAGGGTGGAGTCTACTTCGATATAACACCTGAACGTACGCCGTCTGGCGTGTCTCTTACTGATCCTTTTACGACTGTTTCTGGCTCTACTACTGTCACTGTTACAGACGCTAACGGGGGCTACATAAACGGTGATTTTGTTACGTTCAGCGGAGCATCTGCTGCGGGTGGGTTGACCTTAAATGGTGAGTTTCAGATAACGTACTCTACCGGCAACACATACACCATAGAATCAAGCAGTGCAGCCTCATCTTCTGCCACTGGCGGCGGCTCTGTAACAGCAAAATACCAACTGAACGTAGGCCCAGAGTTTGCCGTACCGTTAGTTGGCTGGGGTGCTGGTGGATGGAGCGAAGGCACATGGGGTAATGGAGCCACATCTACGGATTCATTGAGGTTATGGAGCCAATCTAATTTTGGAGAGGACTTAGTGTTTGGCCCTCGTGGTAACAGTATCTACTACTGGGATGCCACTAACGGGCTTACCACACGGGCAGTAGAGTTATCCGCTCTATCAGGTGCTTCTAACACACCAACCAAACAGAACTTCATATTGGTATCTGACGTAAGCCGGTTTGTGTTTTGTTTTGGGGCTAATACGTTAGGAACATCTACCCAAGACCCAATGTTAATACGTTGGTCAGACCAAGAAGATGTTGTTAACTGGACTCCTAGTGCCACTAATCAAGCTGGTGATCTAAGACTGTCTCAAGGTTCTGAAATAATAGGCGCATTACAGGCACGTCAAGAGATTCTTGTGTTTACCGATTCTGCTCTGTATGCCTTGCAGTACGTTGGCGGCACCATAGTGTGGGGTTCGCAGCTACTATCTACTAACTTATCTATAGCATCACAAAATTCGGCAGTGTTTTCCGATGGCGTAACTTACTGGATGGGGTTGGACTCTTTCTATCTATACGACGGTAGCGTTAAGAACTTACCCTGCACAGTAAAACGCCACGTATTTACTGACATAAACCATGAACAGATAGAGCAGGTATTTGCTGGATCGAACGAAGGGTTTAACGAGATATGGTGGTTCTATTGCTCTGGCACATCGACCACAATAGATAAGTACGTCATATACAACTATGAACAAAACATTTGGTATTTCGGCAGTCTAGCTAGGTCTGCTTGGTTAGATACCGGCATACGTCAGTTCCCTGTTGCTGCTACCTACAGTAACAACTTAGTCACGCATGAAGACGGACTAGACAACAACGAGGGTAGCACTGGCTCTGCTATAACTGCGTTTATAACGTCGGGGGAATTTGACATAGACGACGGAGACAAGTTCTCGTTTATACGACGTTTGCTACCTGATATTACGTTTGAGGGTTCTACTGCGGATAGCCCCGCAGCTACGTTTGAGCTACTACCCTTGCAGTCATCTGGTTCTGGGCGAAACGATCCACTGTCTGAAGGTGGTTCTAGCAGCGGCACTGTCACAAGATCTGCTACGGTGCCTGTAGAAAAATACACCACACAGGTGAATACTAGGGTAAGAGGGCGACAGCTCTCTATAAAAGTTCAGTCTGATAGTTTAGGTGTAAAGTGGCAGTTGGGTGCCCCTAGACTAGACATAAGAGCGGATGGGAGAAGGTAATGCCTACCTATAATTTTGTAGCTCCAAGACTCCCTGATCCTCCAAGAGAGTACACACCAGCTTCGTTTGAACTGTTTAACAACGCATTGCGTCTTTATTTCAGGCAGCTAGACGAAGGCATACGAGAGCTATCCGCAGCGCCAGAAGCTCAAGCACAGGCATGGTTCCTTGGCTAATCAGTATAAAAACGCAAAAGTAGATTTAACAGCTACTACTGCTACCACGCTGTATACGTGCCCAACAGCACGTACTGCTATTGTGAAATCTATTCTTGTGTCCGAAGATTCGGGTAACGCAGATACTATAACGGTAACGATTACCGATGCTTCCGCTGCGGTGTTCAGTTTGTTTAAGGTCAAAGCTGTTAGTGCTAACGCCACAGTAGAATTACTTACTGCACCCCTAGTGGTAGAAGAATCGGAGATAATAAAAGTCACTGCTGCTACAGCTAACAGATTGCATGTCGTCGCTAGTCTGCTGGAGGTAGAGTGATGAGAGGTAACTTCGGCCCAATAAATTTAGATTTTTCTGGGCTAGGTGGTTTCTTTGATCCTAGTAAGATTCCCACCGCTGGAGATTTTGGTCGATTTGGGTTAGGAGGGTTCCCTGCACCTGTTAGCGTAGCACCCCCTCCAGTTATACCTGCTCCACCTCCTGCTCCACCTAGACCTACTCCTGTAACGAGACGCCCCCCTGCACCAGTTACATCATCTCGTGCTAGTCGTGCAGTACCTAAGCCCGAACCTGTAGCGCCTGCACCAGTTATGCCTGTTGGAAGAGCTTATACCTCCATAGGCCCAAATCTTAGGTCTGCGTATACACCTACTGCGCCGATTGCACCACCTGCGTTAAAATCACGAGCGCCTACACCCGCACCAGTAACACCACCAAACAGAGTAGGTAGACCTGTAAGTGGTGGTGAATTTATACCTGAGACAAATCCACAGGTGATAGCTAGAAAAGCAGCGCAGGCAGAAGCAGATCGTAAAGCTGCATTACTGTATGGAGCGGGCGCAAAACCCGCAGAAGTAGCTGCTAGAAAACGCGCTGAACGTGCTGCACCTACAACCGCAGCGCCTAAGCCGGTGACACCTCCTCCTGTAACTACCGCACCTACAGCGGAGTCAATAAAGACACGCGGAGAAAATAAACCCATAGCAGCTAAAGATGCCATACAAAGCTACAAAGACACTTTGCTAGGTGCAGCAAGTAAGAATGTCTACGACACTGTAGATGATGTGGACGAGGTAGATGATTACTACGATAGGGTGTTTAGAAACACTGTTATAGACCCGCTAAATCCTAAAGAAGCCCTCGATAGAGAGATGGCTATGGAGATAGGCGGTGAAGGTGGCGGAAGAAATTACTACCAAGCCCCTAAAGCAAAGCTAAGTTTTACCCCAGATGAATACCTATCCGAAGTGGGCGGCTCCGAATACCTAAAAGGGCTAAAGAGTGGCACAGGTGTAGACAAAGATGTAGTTCGGTCTGCCTTCAGTACAATCGCTAATACCGGCGGTGCAGATACTGCAGCAGCGTTAAGCAGTTACTACGGATTCGATGTAGTACCTACCACTGGCACACCAAGCATTAGAGATTTCGGTGGTAACTACGAGTCGCATACAAACGCTTCGCAAGAGCAAATTTCTGAGTTCCAGTCACTTGTAAAACCTATACTTGCTGAAACCATACCGTACATACAAGCAACTGAAGGTGTGGGTTACCAAGAAGCATTGCTGGAAGCGTATAAACGCGACCCGATGCTACAGTCTATGTACGCTAAGTACGGCGTGCAGCCTATTCGCCAGACTAAAGACGGGTCTACTTACCTCTACGACCCCATGACTTTCGGTGAAATACGTACCAAGGAAGTCAAAGACAGTTCTGTCAAAGACGCACTAAAAGTTGCTGCCATAGTTGGGTTGTCTGTTTTTGGTGGTGGAGCACTTGCTGGTACGGCTGCTTTTGGTGGTGGTACGTCTGCGGTTGGTTCTGCACTGGCTTACGGCACAACATCAGCCGGTATTACTGCTGCTACAGGTGGCGATACTAATGACATACTAAAATCTTTTGCGCTTGGCGGTGTAGGCGGATTTGCTAAAGGACTTAGTGCAAACGCATCGGCCTTATCAAAAGCGGCTACAGCGGATGCATTTACTTTGGGTGCCGCACTACCAGATCCTGCACTATTAGAAGCTGCAAATGCCGCTGCAAAAACTGCCGATACGTTTGGCAAGGTAGTGGAAGGAGCTAAGTTTGTAGATGCTGCGATAGACGGAAACGTAGCAGGTGCGGCTATATCTCTGGTTGGCCCTAAATTCACTAAAGCAGCAATGGATAAAGTGGGGCTAGATAAAGAGTTTTTAGATGGCTACAACATAAACCAAGACGATGCTGTTGCGGGGTTTGTTAGAACCGAGCTTGAGTTAGCGAAAGGCACCGATTTTGGTGATGCTATAGCTAAGGGTTTTGAGGAATACATAAAAGAGGGCGGTGCATTAGCGCCAAACAACATGAAGACCCCGGAGTTTATTAAGAAGATAGGAGACGTAATATCAGAGACCGGCAGTCTCATAGACGATACTTTTTTACAGCCCGCAAAAGGGTTTGTAGAAGGCACGGTCAAGGTATTGGGTGATGTAGCAGAACCTGTGGTTGACGTTATCGAAGATGTGGCAGGTGCTGTGGTAGAAAAAGCACCACTC